CATCGACGTTAAGATCGTTTCTCGCGTTGCACAATCTGGTGGCGGAACAACTGAAACTAAAGTTTATTATCAGAAAGGAAGCACACAGAACGCTTTCGTTGCTGGAACAACGTTGAAGTTCTTTGATTCTGCTGGTTCAGCTGTACAAGCTACTGGTGTTGGTGCTACGGCAGTTGTTGACTGGTATGATCAGCAGAAACTGAAGCTCGACAACGGAACTGTCTTCTGGAACTCACTTGCTCCTAGACCCGTTTCTAACGCTTATGTCCTCGATAGAGGTGGTAAGAACGACGGTATTCACGTTGCTGTTGTTGATGACACTGGTACAATCACTGGTATTCAAGCAAACGTCCTTGAAGTTCACCAGTCACTTTCTAAGGCACAGGACGCTGTAAGTTCTGCAAATGCTCCTCAGAAAATTTACTATAAAGATTACATCGCAGACTTCTCCGATTACATCTTTGCTGGTAAAAACCCATCTGAGTCGTGTGAACCTGGTGGTAATGAGTTAGGCGGAGAAGAACTGGAATATCCATTCGCACCTAGAGCAACTGGTTTCACCACTGACTTTGTACCCAACGTTACTATCACTGGTTTCAGCACCGTAACTCAGAACCTCGGACTTTGGGGTCTGGATGCAAGAAACGTTACTTTCTCTGCTGTCGGCAATATTGGTTTTACCCTTGGTGGTGGTCTAGACTACGACGCTACTGGCGGAATGAAGGCTGATCTGGGAGATCTGATTACTTCCTATCAGTTGTTCAGATCTAAGGATGAGGCAGTTGACTTCCTGATCATGGGTCCTGGTTGCAGCACTCTCGAAGAGTCTCAAGCAAAAGCAGGCAGACTGATCTCCATTGCTAATGAGAGAAAGGACTGTGTTGCCGTTATTGGACCTCACAGAACTGATCTGGTTGGAAAAACTGATAGTGACAGACAAACTAACAGTCTTCTGAAATACTTCAACAGCATTCCATCCACTTCATACGCTATCTTTGACTCTGGTTATAAGTACACTTATGACAGATTCAATAACCAGTTCAGATACATTCCTACCAACCCTGACGTTGCTGGTCTGTGTGTAAGAACTGCCGTCAATGCTTTCCCATGGTTCTCACCTGCTGGACAGCAAAGAGGTATTCTGAACAATGCCGTTAAACTGGCATACAACCCGAATCAGGCAGAAAGAGATCAACTCTACGAAGCCAGAATCAACCCCGTTGTGTTCACTCCTGGTCTTGGTGTTCTGCTCTTTGGCGACAAGACTGCTCTCGGATATGCTTCTGCATTCGACAGAATCAACGTCCGTCGTCTGTTCCTGACTGTTGAACAAGCACTTCAAGGTGCTGCTGAAGCTCAACTGTTTGAACTGAACGATGAGATCACCAGAGCGAACTTCATCAACATCGTTGAACCATATCTGCGTGATGTTCAAGCTAAGAGAGGTGTTTACGATTATCTCGTCATCTGCGATGAGACCAACAACACCCCTGACATCATTGATAACAATGAGTTCCGCGCTGACATCTTCCTGAAGCCTGCCAAGTCTATCAACTACGTCACTCTGACGTTCGTTGCTACTAGAACTGGGGTTGACTTCCAAGAAGTCGCTGGCAGAGTTTGATTTAATATTAAATAACTACAGGAGATTAAAGAGCAATGGCTGAATCACCATCTATCAAGACTATTTCCAACTTTAAGTCTGTACTTAAAGGTGGCGGTGCGAGACCTAATCTGTTTGAAGTACAGATTCCTGAGTTCCCTGCTTATGTCACAAAGGATACTGAGACCATCAAGGATCTCACCTTCCTTTGTAAGGCAGCGCAACTTCCAGCATCGAACGTCGCTCCAATCGACGTTCCCTTCAGGGGTCGCACCCTGAAGGTCGCTGGTGACAGAACCTTTGAAACTTGGACGATTACCGTTATTAATGACGAAGACTTTAAGATTCGTCATGCCATGGAGATGTGGATGAACGGTATCGCCAAGTTGGAGAACTACACTGGTGCTACTAACCCAACTACCTACATGAGAGACGCTTATGTCTATCAACTGGGTAGAGGTGGTAAAGGAAAAGAAACTACTGATGCTGTTCCTAATGCAGGTAGCGGCAAAGTAGGCGCTGGAACCAAAGGTAATGTTCTGAGATCATATCGTTTCTACGATGTGTTCCCGACGAACATCTCTGCCATCGATCTGGCATATGATACCACTGATACCATCGAAGAGTTCACTGTAGAACTTCAGGTACAGTATTTTGAAATCAGTGCTGGTCCTGGAACTCTCGCATAATTTAGGTTGAATAAATAGATTTGACAAGTCCACTATATCATAATGGCTAAATTATTTGGTTTCTCAATTCAACCAAACGAAGAACCTGCTAAGTCGGTAGTGTCTCCCGTTCCTCCTTCACAAGAGGACGGGAATGACAACTATCTGACTAGCGGGTTTTTTGGGTCTTACATTGATCTGGAAGGAGTATTTAAAACTGAGTTTGATCTGATCAAACGCTACCGTGAAATGTCACTCCATCCTGAGTGCGATAGTGCGATTGAAGATATTATTCAAGAAGCAATTGTCACGGATACTAATGACAGTCCAGTAGAAATTGAACTGTCAAACCTTAATGCCAGTGAAGGTATCAAGAAAAGAATTAGAGAAGAATTTAAAGTAATCAAAGACCTTCTTGATTTTGATAAGAAGGCACATGAAATTTATCGTAACTGGTATGTTGATGGTAGACTTTACTACCATAAAGTAATTGATGTCAAGAAACCCGAAGAGGGTATTCAAGAACTTCGTTATATCGACGCAATGAAAATGCGTTTTGTGAGACATGCTGTTGTCCCCAAAGAAGACAGACTGAGAGCAAACCTCCAAAAAGATAGTGAGGTTGGTTCTGCATTCCCACCAATTGAAGAGTATTTCGTATATACTCCGAAGTTGAACAAGCAACCTGGAGTTCCACATGGTTCTCAGGGTCAAGGTAAGGGAATCAAATTTACAAAAGATTCTATTTCTTATTGTACTTCTGGTCTGGTTGATCGTAACAGGGGAACAACATTATCATATTTGCACAAAGCAATTAAGGCACTCAATCAACTGAGAATGATTGAGGACTCTCTGGTGATCTATCGTATCTCTCGCGCACCAGAGCGTAGAATTTTCTACATTGATGTTGGTAACTTACCCAAGCAAAAGGCAGAACAATATCTGCGTGATGTGATGAGTCGTTATCGCAACAAATTAGTATATGATGCTAACACGGGTGAGATGAGAGATGAAAAGAAATTCATGTCAATGTTGGAAGACTTCTGGCTTCCTCGCCGCGAGGGAGGACGCGGGACTGAAATTTCTACCCTTCCTGGCGGGCAAAACCTTGGCGAGATCACGGATATTGAATACTTTAAGAAGAAACTCTACAGAGCACTGAACGTTCCTGTCTCTAGACTGGAGGGTGATGGAGGATTCAATCTTGGTAGATCTTCAGAAATTCTCAGAGACGAACTGAAGTTCAGTAAGTTTGTAGGCAGACTGCGTAAGCGTTTCAGCAACATGTTCTTGGATATGCTGAGAACACAACTGCTGCTTAAGAACGTTGTCACCCCAGAAGACTGGGAGAAAATGTCTGAGCATATTCAGTTTGACTTCATCTATGACAACCACTTCTCTGAACTGAAAGAAGCAGAACTCATGCAAGAGAGACTGAATCTGATTCAGGTTGCAGAACCTTATGTTGGCAGATACTTCTCACAAGATTATGTCCGTCGTAAGATTCTGCGTCAGAGTGATGACGAGATGCTTGAGCAGGATGACATCATCCAGAAGGAAATCAAGCAAGGTGTCATTGCTGACCCTTATGAAATGGATATGGCAGTTGATGGTCTTGGTCAACCAGCACCAGGACAACCCGCAGAATCTGCACCACCATCGGCAGCGGGTATGGACCTTGGAGCACCAGTTACGGAACCAGATCTGGAGAAACAGGGTAAGAAAACTGAAGCCCCAGACGGGGGAATTATTTGAATATAAATATATTTAGTCTGTTTATATTAATTTCCGATGGATGATCTTATGGATTTGATGATTTCGGCGGATTCTCCGTCGCAAATCAGTGATCAAATTAAAGACGCTTTGTTTGCAAAATCAGCAGCAAGGATTGAAGATCTTAAGCCCGCCGTTGCCAATACTTTGTTTGGTGAAGATGAGGTTGAAGAAGTAGAAGATTCAATTTCAGATGAAATTCCTGAGGAGGAGGAGGAATGAGTAACGTTACTCGTATGATTGGTAAGGAAGAAGCAGCAGTAACAACTGTTGGTTCTGCAAGTTCAGTCGGAGAAGCAAGACTTGTTCGTGTTTATAACGGACATAGTGCTGCTGTCTTCGTTGCTGTCTCCACTCATAGAAGTGATATCGTTGGTTATGGTTCGATCACTGTCCCTGCTGGGGAGATTGAATATATTGATAAAGACTATAAGGATGTTTTGTGGGCTGGTAACACTAGTGTGAAGTTCGCCAAAGTAGGATTTACAAACTAATCAAATGAAACTTATCAGAGAAGAGATCGAGTCAGTCGATTTCATTGTCGAACAAAAGAACGGCAAAAAATCCCTGTATATTGAGGGAGTATTTCTGCAAGGAGACATCAAGAACCGTAATGGTCGGATGTATCCGATGGAAACTCTTCGTCGCGAAGTTGCTCGTTATAATGAAAACCACGTTCAAAGTGGTCGTGCTCTGGGCGAACTCGGTCATCCCGATGGACCGACCGTTAACCTCGATCGTGTTTCGCACAAGATCGTTTCTCTGAGAGAAAGTGGTTCTAACTTTGTCGGTAAGGCAAAGATCCTCGGAACTCCAATGGGCAAGATCGCTCAATCATTAATTGATGAGGGTGTAAAACTCGGAGTTTCTTCCCGTGGCATTGGTTCACTGAAGATGACTCGTGAGGGAACCAACGTTGTTGGTGATGACTTCATGCTTGCTACTGCTGCTGATATTGTTGCCGATCCTTCTGCTCCTGATGCTTTCGTTGAAGGTATCATGGAAGGAAAAGATTGGGTTTGGGATGGTGGCATTCTTAGAGAAGCAACTGCTCGTAAAACCTATAAGCAGATCAATACATTAGTGACTCAAAAACAACTTGACGAGAAGAAGTTAGATCTTTTTAACGACTTCCTCGCAAATCTTTAATGTATAAATAAATATAGATTAAGTAGATTAATCGGAGAAACCTTCAATGTCGCTTGGACGCTTACAAGAAATGGAAACTAAGACTACGAAAGTATCTGATCAAGTCACTCGCGGTGCTAAGGCGGGTGATCCCATGCCTACCATGGCGGATCCAGGTACTCAACTCGCATCAGTAGAAGACCTCGGCGGACCTTCCCCCGAGAACTATAAACCCGACGACGACTCGGCAAAACTGAAAGAGCCAAGTCTTAAGACCGTTGCTGACGTAGTGAACCGTGGCGCAAAGAAGGCAGACGCTATGCCCAAAATGGCCAAAGAGGAGGAAGAGGTGCTCGAAGACGGACAGGAAATCGTCGCTGAAGACGAAGTTACCGAAGAGGAAACTGTCGAAGAAGTCGAAGAGTATAACGTTGAAGAAGACGTTGAAGCTCTCCTCGGTGGCGAAGAACTCTCTGAGGAATTCAGAGAGAAGGCAAAAACTATCTTTGAAGCTGCACTGACCGCTAAGGTTGCAGAAATCAAAGAGGCACTCGAAGTTCAATACGAAGAGAGAGTTGCTGAAGAGATCGACAGCATGAAAGTCGAACTCACCGAACGTGTCGATTCTTATCTGGAGTACGTCGCTGACGAATGGCTCCAAGAGAATCAACTCGCGGTCGAAAACGGTCTGAAGACCGAAATGACCGAATCATTCCTCGGTGGAATGAAGAGTCTTTTTGAAGAGCATTATGTAACTATCCCTGAAGACAAATATGATGTTCTTGCCAATATGGTCGAGAAGTTAGATGATATGGAGACTAAACTCAACGAGCAAATCGATAAGAATATCGGACTCAACAAGCGTCTCGCAGAGTCGGTTGCTGACGGTATCCTGGAGAACGTTTCTGATGGACTTGCTTCCACTCAGAAGGAGAAGCTCGCTTCCCTCGCAGAAGGTGTAGAGTTTGAAAGTGAAGAATCTTATAGAGAGAAACTGGAAACGCTGAAGGAGTCATACTTCACCAGCAAGACTACCTCTCAATCCTCCCAAGCTGAGTCACTCTCAGAAGGTGTAGATGACGCTGGCGCTTCTTCGGAAGGCAGAATGTCACATTACCTTAAGTTCCTGGACGCAGCGGGTAACAACTGAATTTTTTATTAAAGCAAACATCAACTACCTTTTAAAGAAATGTTCCAATCAGAGCATCTGGTTGAAAAGTGGAAGCCACTTCTCGACCACGACGGAGGAATCTCCGACTCACACCGTAGAGCAGTAACCGCTGTTCTGCTGGAAAACCAAGAAAAGTTTTTACAAGAAGAGCAGTCCTTCCAGTCAGGTTTCAACCTGATGGAGACTCCGA